GCAAATATGAATGTTAAGCAGTGGGAGTTGTCTTACAATCCAGATTTTCAAGATATCGAAGAGCTTACAAAATTAACTACTTTAGTTGAATCTCACTCTTGCCAAATGGCTAGAAAGAATATTGTAATCGGCGGTCTTCTTACGAAATCTATCGAGTGGATCTATCAACAGTCATATAAAAACATAAAAGAACAAGATTCTAAAATTCAAGCTATTCTCAGCGATGAGAACTTAACAAAACAAGCATGGCTTTCTAGTGGCGACATTGCAAAGCAGAAAAAGTCAGAAAGCGCTAAATAAAACAAAAGGAGTAAACATGACTACATTACTATTAACCCTATTCTTTGCCTGCGGCGATAAAGAAGAGGAAACTCAAGACACCGCAACAGAAGAAGTCGTTGAAGAAACAACTGAAGAAACTTCTTCTGAAGAAACTGAAGACACTGGTTCGTCCGAGGAAACAGAAGAAGAAACTGAGACATCAGAATTTAAAACAAATGATGAACTTGGTGTTTGTTATCCCGACGACGAGGTGATGTAATGACCAAGGCAGGTAAGATTGATATCGCGTCAATGAAAAAGTTCGTCAATAAAAAAGTCGGACTTGACATTGCTCACGATCTTAACTTAGACAATCCTACCGAGGTCAAAGAATGGATTCCAACTGGTTCACGCTGGTTGGATTCTATCATTTGTCGCGGTGAGATGGCCGGTATTCCCGTTGGGAAAATTACCGAACTCGCTGGTTTATCCAGTGCTGGCAAGTCCTATATGGCATGTCAGATCGCTGCACAAGCACAAAAAATGGGACATTGCGTTGTTTATTTCGATGCTGAGTCCGCAATCGATCCAAACTTCCTCAAGAGTTCTGGTATCGATATCAATGATGATTTCTTATATATCCAAGCAGTATCCGTTGAGAAAACCTTGGAGACCATTGAGGATCTCATGGGTCAATATCCCGAGACACAATTTTTGTTTATTTGGGATTCCATCGCAGCAACTTCTTCCGAGAAGGACCTCGAAGGTGACTTCAATCCTCAATCGTCAATGGCTGTGAAGCCCCGCATCTTCGCAAAAGCTTTCCCAAAGCTTACTATTCCATTGGCAAACCAGCAATGCACACTGTTGCTGATCAACCAACTTAAGACGAACATTACTTCAAACGTCGCAGAAGCCATGACAACACCATTTGTTGCTCCTGGTGGAAAGGCAATTGAATACTTCTGTTCTCTTCGTATCTGGCTGACAAAGCGTAAAGCAAAAGCCGCACACGTCACAGATGATTCCGGTCTCCGTATTGGTTCTGAAGTGAAAGTAAAGGTTGAAAAGTCCCGTTTCGGATCTGAAGGTCGCACATGTGGCTTTAAGATTCTCTGGGGCAAAGATGTGGGCATCCAAGATGAAGAATCGTGGCTTGAAGCATTGAGAGCATCTGGTTCTGAACGTTTCAAAGCAGGAGCATGGAACAAACTAATCGGTCGAGACGGAAAGGAATACAAATTCCAACGAACTCAATGGTTAGATAAGTTGAAAGACGCTGAGTTCCGTTCTGTCGTGTTCGATATCATGGATGAAGAAATCATTAGAAAGTTTGATTCCGAAGGCAAAAACTTTGGAATTGACGAAGAGTCCAACGAAGGTTAATCCTGAAGGAACTCTCAATAACCCCTTGACTTCGGTCTTGGGGTTTTTTTGTATTTTCTACTTGACAATCTCTTCAAGATGTGCTATAATATAAACACAACTTGGAGGATAAATGAAAAACGTTATTATTATTGACGCGCTGAACATGTTTCTGCGCTCTTATGTTATTAGCCCACACATGGACCGCAAAGGTAACCCTGTGGGCGGCACAATTGGCTTTCTGAAGTCCTTACAGAAGGTTGCTAGGGACTTCAATGCCGACGAAGTTATTGTCGCTTGGGATGGCCACGAGGGCTCTCAACGTAAGCGTTCTATGAACAAGGATTATAAGGGCGGTCGCAAACCTGTGAGATTCAACAGGCGGATGATTGATTTGCCCGAGGATAAAGAAGAAGCCAACAAAGGATACCAGCAAGTAAGATTGATGGAATATCTCAACCAAATGCCCGTAATTCAACTTATTGCTGATTTTACAGAAGCGGATGATATCATCGCGCACGTAATCAATCATAGTAGATATAAAGATTGGCATAAAACAATTATTTCTTCTGACAAAGATTTTTTTCAACTTTGTCGTGAGGACGTGTCTATTTATAGACCAATCCAAAAAAAGACGATGACAATGGAATCTATCATTGATGAGTTCAAGATTCATCCCAAAAACTTTGCATTGGCTCGAGCAATTGCTGGAGATCCCTCAGATAATCTGCCGGGAATCAAAGGTGCTGGTTTGAAAACTATTGCTAAACGCTTTCCATATCTTGTTCGAGAGGATGAGTATGAAGTTTCTGACATCATCAGAGATTGTGCGATGCAAGGCAAGAAACTTAAGATTCACCAAAACATCGAGAAAGAAGAAAAACTATTAAAAGAGAATTATAAGATCATGCAATTGTATTATCCAAATATCAGACCAATGAACAGAGAGTTGATCACAAAGGCAGTAAACGACTTTGAACCTTTCTTTGATAAAATAAAATTTACACAAATGCTTTTTGAGGATGATGCCGGTCATCTCAACTTTGAAACTCTACAAGCAATCATGAGGAGAATAAAAAGATAAAAAACTACTTGACAACCACATCAAAGTGTGTTATATTATAAACATAATTCGGAGGACAATATGAATATAAAGGAAAACGAAAGTTTTGTCAGATTTGGCAAAAACTTCCAAGAAAAATTAGCACAACTAATGCTTGAGGATCGACCATTCTTTGATCAGATTATGGAGGTCTTGGATATTAACTTTTTTGATAAAAAGTATCTTCAAATCTTCGCTCAAACTTTAGTAAACTACAGAAACAAATATAACACTCACCCTAATGCCGAAGTAATGATGTCGTTGTTGAGAACAGAACTGAATCACCATGACAAGGCAACAGCCCAAGCAGTTCGTGAATTTTATGCTCGCATCCATACTTCTGAAGGAGTTGAGGAAGCAGAGTACATCAAAGACAAAGCAATTGACTTTTGTCGCAAACAAGTGCTGAAAGGCGCAATGATTAAGTCAGCATCTTTGTTGCAATCATCATCATTTGAAGAGATCGAGAAAGTGATCAAGGAGGCCCTAGTTCTTGGAACCGACAACAACTTCGGCCATGACTTTCGCAAAGACTTGCTTAAACGCTTTGAACTTGTTAGTAGAGATCCAATTTCAACTGGATGGCCTCGCATGGATGAAATATGCAAAGGAGGTCTTGGCAATTCTGAACTCGGAGTTGTTATTGCTCCCACCGGTGCTGGTAAGTCTATGGTTCTGGTTCATCTCGCGTCTCGTGCGTTACTCGAAGGGAAAACTGTGGTCTATTATACACTCGAACTTAAAGACACCGTCGTGGGCCAAAGATTTGATTGCTGCATCACAGACGTTCCTTTGCAAGAGCACAGAATGAGACAAAAAGAAATTGTTCAGAAAATTAAAGATATTGAGGGCACCCTCATAATTAAAGAATATCCAACAAAATCAGCTTCGGTCCAAACTCTCAAGAACCATATTGAGAAGTTGCGAAAGCGAGGAATCGAACCTGATATGGTATTGGTAGATTACGCGGACCTTTTGCGTCCCGTTAGGAGTTCAGGTGAAAAACGACACGAATTGGAAGAAACTTACGAAGGCCTTCGAGGACTTGCTCAAACCTATGAGTTTCCCATTTGGACCGCTTCCCAAACCAATCGTGGGGGGCTCAACGCGGAAGTCATCACGATGGAAGCAATCTCGGAAGCGTTCAACAAATGCTTCGTAGCAGATTTTATTTTTTCCCTGTCTCGAACGGTACAAGATAAACAGCAAAATCAAGGCCGCCTATTCGTAGCCAAAAACAGAAATGGACCTGACGGATTAGTATTCAATGCTTTCGTCGATTGGTCAGATGTCTCCATCAGAATTCTTGATCGAGACGAGGGTAGCAAACCCATGATGTCAACATCAGAACACATGCAAATACTAAGAGAAAAATATTCAGAATTAAAAGGCAAATAGGAGAACCAATATGGATTTAGAAAAAAAGATTCTTTCAGATATCACCGTGCATATGAAATATGCGAGATACATGGAAGACAAGCAGCGCCGTGAAAACTGGGACGAATTAGTTACCAGAAACAAGCAAATGCATATCAAAAAATTTCCCAGTTTAGAGGAAAAGATTATGGAAGCATACGAGTTTGTTCACGACAAGAAGGTTCTTCCTTCCATGCGCTCTATGCAGTTCGGAGGCAAGCCGAT